TTTTGACAAACATATAATATTTTCAACAATATCCTGAGCCAGGTATATTCCAGTATAAGGCTCTGCCGGAAGGAATCTGGAAGAATGAATATGGCGCGCTGTACTGGATTCGAATCAGTGACCGATTGCTTAGAAGGCAATTGCTCTGTCCGGCTGAGCTAACAACGCTGAATACCGATAATGGACCGCCATCGGGGACCCGCCCCCGCACCAACAACCCTGTTATCGTGTCGTCTGCTCTTCCTGATAAGCTAATGGCGGTTTGTGATGGTGGCCCTTGCTGGATTTGAACCAGCGACCTGGCGATTATGAGTCGCTCGCTCTCACCACTGAGCTAAAGGGCCGGGAGCAGAATAATAACGGTCCGTAATTAATTCCGCAATAAAAAACCCGCTCGGCGGCGGGTTGTAGAAACTCTTCTAACGTCAGGCATAAAAAGCCCATCGTTATGACGAATTTACCACAAATTCCGGAAAAATCAACCTTGTTACCTAGTTACCTTTTTTAACTGCCGCTCAGCCCATGCTTCTTCAATATCAAACCGGGTCACCAGCGCATCATAGAATTTCTTAACTGTTTTTTCCCATGACGCGCGTGTTATCTGGTTTGTCACCTCGCATATAGCATTAAATGCCTCCGTTGATGGTAGTCTTTCATAGCCACGACCACCACAACGCTGGCAGTCTCTGATAACAGGCATACCACGTTTTACCGACTCTTCACGGTGAATGGCGACACCACGCCCACGGCAATCCTTACAGGCGGTGGAAACCTCACCTTTTCCGCCACACTCCGGACAGGCAACTTTTACCACCTCCCTGACTTTTTTCCATTCTTCCCAGTAAGACGGATACACACCTTTCGTACACTTTGCCCATACCGGCGGCTTACCATCCGGATACTGGACCTTGTTTGTAAAAACTACGCTTTCAATAAATTTTTCCCCATAGCAACAAGGGCACTGCTTTTTACTCGCTGCGCTGCGGGCATAATCCTCAAAAGCGTACGAAGCCATAATGCGCATCACTAACGGTTTTATTTCTGCCGGAAGTTTTCTCAACGCCGCCACACGATCGCACCGACTGAGTGCATAATCTGCCAGTAATTCTGTTGCCCGCGCCCTGTCATTCATACTGATGCCCATTTTCCCCAGGAACGCAGAAAACCCCATCTCAGCCCGATTCTGTGTCATGCCCTGCGCGGCCATCACATCAGTGATACTCAGCGCATCTTTTGACGTTGAGGCCGATGCATCGGTCAGGCAAGGGGATTTTGGGGAGTAGTATTTCGGTAAATCTTCCAGTTTCATTTTTTGACCTGCTCTTCATGCATTATGGGGTAAATCTTCACCCCCATACGTCCACCAGATACTGGCTGACCACGAACGATATTGATTTCATCAAACTGCTCATCGTCCATTAACACTCCCGCATGCGTCAGCGCATCCAGTGGTGCTTTCAGGATATTGTCCAGGTCACGACGGCGCTTATCCGATGGCTCTGCAATAATCTTTATCGCCAGCCTTCCGGACAGGTTTAATTTCAACCGCTGCTGGCGAACAATTAGCGCCACATCACGGCGATAACGCTTTCCGGCTTCCGAGATGAAATACGTATTGCCATGACGTCGCCAGTAGGTATTCACCGTCGGCGGGTAAGGCAAAACAAATTCTATGCGTTCAGTCATTCATGCTTTCCACTTCAGGACACCCGAATTTCTCGCGTGCATTAAAAAACGAATCAGCAACAACAGCTGGCTGCCGTGTTTTTCTTCAAAATCTTTTACCCCGGCGTGCAGTTCGTTATGACATTTACGGCACAGCGGAATAACAAACAAATCATCAGCCTTTGTTCCCATCCCTCCCAGTCCATGACCAATGATGTGATGCGGATCATCTGCCTGATTACCGCACGTCATGCATTTCTGCGTTTTTACCCAGCGCGTGTATACAGGCATCTCTTCCCGTTGTGGTTTCTGGCGCTGGAGATACTGAGCCGGTGACTCCGGATCAACGGCAATGCTTACCACCGTCTTTTCCTGTGGCGGGTTTTGCTGGTGGGCGTGAGGCATCGGCGCAAGATTTTTTGTGCGCTGCTTCAGTATGCTGGTGGCGGTCTGCTCTCCCGGCACGATGTCGCTTTCGCGGTACACCGAGCAGTTTTTTTCCGCTGGTAATCCCAGCGAGCGACGTAATACCGCTTCCGGTAGCGCGTCCGCCACCTGATTGCGGACCGCCCACCAGGATAATTCAGCCAGAGATAATTCACGCTCCTGCGTACCGCTTATTGCGTGACCGATGACGTCAATCATCCATGCTGACAGGTTTTGATGAGCAAGTTGCTCGAGTGATTCGGATGTCTGGTCACGCAGCTGGTTGTCGCAGTGCCAGCACAACACCATTGCGCCGGTACCATAACGGTGAATAACGGTTTCGCTGTGATGATAATCGCCGTGTGGCCACTGGCAGGATTTAATATGGCGCAACAGCCAGTCAGACAATGCACCAGCACCACCAGCAGCACGAATTACCCGTGCGTTACTGAAAAACGGCAGCAATGTTTTGTCTTCCACCAGCGGCTGGCGAACGGCAGGAACGACCCCGGACGGCAGATTACGCATGCTTTTCGGTTCCGGCTCCACCAGTACCCGGGTATTGTGGAATACCGGCATGGATTCACGGCCCGGCTTAACGACCACCAGCCCGAGTTCCGGTACCAGAACAGGTCGAAGTAATACCCGCACGTTACCTCCAGATGCGTTGCTGGAATGTACGGGACGGACGCGGTGGGCGTTCGGAGTAAGGCAATCTGACTGAGATTATCCAGTGACGGTAGTCGAGACTAAGAGCTTTCTTAACCTCGTATCCGCGCCTGCGGTAACACTGAATTATCCATTCAGCCTGCTCTTCAGTGCATGGAGGGTGCTGGAACCATTCAGACTTGAATGCGTGAGAATACCGCTCGTGCGTGCAGGCAAGAACGGGCGAATTATCAGAATTGAAATATTTTACGTTGCGTGCCATCGGTTTTCTCCGGTGGCACGGTGTTACTCAGCGGGAGTTCAGCCCCGCGCAAGATTGTAGATGAGTTTATTCTTCTGCAAAAGCTGAAAAGCCTGCTTTTATTCCGATCTCTTTCAGTGCCTGTAATGAAGTGACAAACTCACCTTCGCGCAAGATAAATCCGTCTGTCACTCGACCATCCACAAAATTAATTAACGCAGCCCCATTCTTTCGCAAACACATAATGCGGTAATGACTAACAAGATTTCCATTTTCAACGCACACAGCATAGAGGCCATCTTCACAAAAAATTTTACGCAGTTCTTCGATGTTCATCATCAGAATCCTTCCGGATAATTAGCTCTCCCCTTTAAGGGACCATCCCTCTTATCCCTGCGCGCTACTTAAGTATTTTTGATTCTATTCCGGCACCGTCCAGAACTTCAAACGCGTGAAAATAAAAACAAAAACCCGCCGAAGCGGGTTAAGTGCGGGTGCGTTGAGGATGCCTGCCACATCAGAGGTGGCGAGGGATTTCTCCCTCGCCGGATCTCTTACTCCTCAGGTTCGTAAGCTGTGAAGACAGCGACCTCCGTCTGGCCGGTTCGGATTCGTACCTCGCAGAGGTCTTTCCTCGTTACCAGTGCCGTCACTATGACGGTTAAACAGATGACGATCAGGGCGATTAACATCGCCTTTTGCTGCTTCATAGCCTGCTTCTCCTTGCCTTTCGGCACGTAAGAGGCTAACCTACATGTGTCTAGCATGAAATTGGCCTCAGATTAATGTTAAGCGTCTCGCAGGACGCGTAATGTTAACTGGGGCTTTTCTCTATCTGCCGTTGGTGTTCATGCCCGAGGCAGATAGCCTCAAGCACCCGCAGCCATTCTACTTAACTACCGTTACCTCGCCAATGTGAAATCAGTCAGAAAGGCGATCCATAAGAACAATAGCAAGACAATAAATCGCCATTACAGCCGTAATAGCCAGCGCACATTTGAGAACCAGCACCACAACCTCCTGTATTGGACGTACACCAGTCCTGATGAATATGAGGCTGTCTCGTCAGTGATTCAATACAACTATTGGGTATAGTTTCTCTGATTTTTTCTGTGGAAATGGGGCTCAACCACTAGTCATTTAATACGCAAAGTCCGATACAAGCTAACCTTCTAGTCCGCTTTGAGCGAAAAGCGGACGTTGGAAGTTTAAAACTCGCGAACTACTCAGCGTCCATTGATGCGTATTGTGTAACGTGATTAACCACAGATGATATTGAAACGTTCTCCGGAAATCTTGACCATAATGTCAGACAGTTTGCTGACGGCATGGGCTTCAGATGATCCCAGAGCGTCAGGCTGAACAGCTATTACCGAAGCTCCACTTGCCAGCCCTGCTTTTATACCCGCAGATGCATCCTCAAATACCACGCATTCACCAGGCTCAAGGCCCAAAGCCAAAGCTGCTTTGATGTAACCCTCGGGACTTGGTTTTCCCGTCATTACATCTTCTGCACACACCATTACTATGGGTAAGGGGAGATTAGCCGCTTTCATCCTGTTTTCGGCAAGCATTCTGCCTGCAGAAGTGACAAGTGCCCAGCTATCCGGTGGCAGTTTTGATAAGAGTGCAGCGGCCCCTTTTACTTCAGTAACGCCTTCTGTCATGTTGATTTCAACCTCTTCGAGTGAGGCCGCGATTTTATTGGTTTTCTCACCTGCACCAATAAAATGCGTCAGTGTATCAATCGTTTGCCGCCCGTGTGCGTAAGCAATCACAGCCTGAGTATCAAGACCGTATTCTGCACAAAAATCTCTCCAGACGCTTTCCACTACGGCTGTTGAATCAACCAGCGTACCGTCCATATCGAATAAAAAACCCTTAGCGTTGAATATCATTGCCATTCCTTAATGGTTGCAGAAGAAAGTTAATCAAACCATGTTTTTTCATCACCTTTCGCTACTCTCAGGCTGACAGCAATCTGCTCAGGCACAATTCTTGAAAGCGACAATTCAGGCAGGTCGTTGACATCAAAAAAATCAGCATCGAGTGACTCATGGCTGATTGACAGGCTGCCACCTACTTCTTCACAGAGAAAAATCAGCTTGTAAACATGCCAGGGTAAAGGCGGATGGCCGTGAAGATTACGATCCCAAACTCCCAATAGTTTAGTCACTCTGACTTTTAATCCGGTTTCTTCTTCGACTTCTCGACGCACAGCTTCAGAAGGTGTATCTCCAACATCTGCCCATCCGCCAGGAAGACTCCATAATCCATCTGCAGCCTCTTTCACCATCAGAATACGATTATTACGCAGGATAAACGCACGCACATCTGTTTTGGGCGTCGCGTAACCCGTTTCCGATACATGAAACAAATCATTGCGGCTAATATCAAACTGCGAACTCAGCAGTCCAGCGGCAATTTCACGCAAGGCTTCATAGCGTTCCTTGTCAAAGACGTCTTTTGAATAGGTCAGGCCTGACTGCGCGAGGGCCTTTAGTCTCTGGGCAACAAAAATAAGCTTTTCTTGGGTCAACACTTCAGACATGTTTTTCATCTTCATTTATGTATTCAGAGTTCCTGTTAAGGATACTGCTCAATTCAATGAAGAATAACAAATGCATCTGGCACCTGCTATGTCCGCTTCTGGCACAAAGCGGACAACCACGCCAGATCTACCCTGTGCCATGAAAAATGAGAATGTCAATTCACTCCTGAACTAATGCTTTTTAATCTAGTAACGTCTAAAATACCTAACATTATCCCTGATAAAATGCCAGTATGCGCTGCATAACTTCACTCATCCGGCACTCGCGACAGATTATGTTTAGGCGACTGTCGTAGCGACGTATTTCTCCATCAGGTAACGACCAGATAAGGTCCGGATCAACCACAGCTGTTTTCTTCACCTTTGCCCTCGAGAGTTTTTTGCGGGCGTTTTGCCAGTCCTTACGCGCCTGTTCAGACGGGAATAACCCGTAGCCGGAGTTGTATACATCGCCACTGGCTACCAGCTCTCTGGCAAGAACGCTCATCAGATATCTAGTCGCACCTGTTTTAGCTTCCAGTTGCCGTAACGTCTCACGACCGCTCTGGCGCACGAGTTCCACCACCTGCCCTTTAATTTTTTCCCGCTCTTCTTGTGTAAAAACTTTTGCCACAAGTCCCCCTTAAAATTACCTCATGACCTGAAATCAAAACTTATCCTCTGAAACCAGGCGGAATTTCTGTATCCGGTTCAGAAATATGATTAACACAACGCTGTACAGGTGAACGTCCCAGGCGGATGACCAGTTCGTCCCATTTTTCGCGGAGCTTTGACGGGCTCATGATGTTTTTTACCCAGAATGGATCCCGCTGTACCCGACCAAACATTTCACAAATTTGTCTGTGGCTTCTGCCATCCAGCATCCGCATTGTGCGCACATCATTGGCCCAGACAGTCCAGTTAGGCTCTTTTGGTCGCATGATCTCGCCATCATCACTGGCGGCCTGTTCGTAGAGACCCACGATCCGCCCCCATATCCACTGCGCACACGCCAGATCCTCCTGGCTACCCCACTGGCGTTTTTTCGCACTAAACACAACTGCGCCAGGGTGCCGGATTAAAAAATCCTGTTCAGCCGTCTGCGGGTCCGGTTGCGAAGCTTCCGGACGAAAAGTGTTTTTATTCTCTGTAGTAATCTCTGTTGTATTCTCTGTAGGATCATCGGGCCATTTTGACCCGATGACATTGGGTCGTTTTGAACCAATGGAGCGTTTCATTTTGACCTCTTCCATCGTGTCATTTTGACCTGATGGAGCGGCGCATTTTGAACCGATGGATTCGCTCAATTTGCCATCATCTAAAAGCTCGCTCCCATAGTTAATCGTGTAGAAATTGGTCATATCGCGCTTTGATTTATTGAGCTTTTCACAACGCAAAAGCCCCAGCGTTTTCAGACTTGCAAACGCGCGCTTTAACGTTGACTCTGACCAGAATGGGAACTGTTCCAGCCATTGTTCCGTTGTGTTGTAAATCCAGCGAACACCATCACATTCCATGCCGGAATTGGTATCTCTCAACCAGTAATGCAACTGCTGCAACACAATGGCTTCATTTAAGCCAATCTTCATCGCAAGCTGTGTGTTTATAACCAGTGGGCGTTCAGCAAAAAGAAGGCTCATAATTCCATCCAGCTTTTTGTTGGTATTGCTGTCGATACGCAAGTTTGAAAGCAATTGCTTTTTCTATAAGTTCGTCAGTTTCACGATCCACTACGGCAGGATCAGCAAAAAGCAGTCCGGACTCCACCACATCGCCATATTCTTTGTTTAACCCGGCGATCATGTACGTGATGCTTTTTCCGTCACTAATTTCACGATACAACCTGAAATCATTAATCCGGATAGCCTCCATAATTGCAGGCACTAGCGCCGTGAACTTTTCACGCTTATCCCTAGTGTCGATAGCCTTCCAGCGTTCGAATATCTTCACTCGATTAACGCCAAGCGCTCGCTGATCAACCGCGCCACCTTCATCTGTGACACGCTGAACATCGATGTTCGGGCGCTCTTTCAAAGCCCAGAATGCTTCAGTGATTAATATCGTCGCCTGCTCCTGTGTCATTCCTGGTCGACATATCCAGGCATCCAGAGCCTCACGAGCCTGTTCAGGAGTGATTTTCATTGTTCAACCGCCCCGCCCGCTTCGTCTTACGATATTCGTCATAAACTTTGGGATCATACTGAAGCTCCCCGCCAGATGCCTCCTGTAGACGCATCGCGCGACCTTCAGGAACTAGCTCTTGCCATTGAGAAACAGCAGATGGGTCAACGCCAGCAGCTTTCGCTACTTTGGCTTTCGTACCGTAAAAATTAATTACGTCTGATTTAAACATCGCACCTCCAATATTGAGTTTTCTCAATGCTAATCACTCAAGGAATCTCAAGTCAAGGGTTATTAAGATATCTAAATATGAACGAGAAAACTTTAGGTCAACGCATTAGAGAAAGACGTAAGCAGGTAGGCTTAAGTCAAAACGGTTTAAGCAAAGCTGCTGGCGTATCTGGCTCATCAATTTCATTATGGGAAAGTGACCATACAGCCCCGCGCGGGCAAAATTTGCATCGCCTCGCCGAGGTATTGCAATGTTCACCAACCTGGATACTGTTTGGCGACGAGGACAAAACACCAGCTCCCCCTGTTTCACTCGATAGTGCCTTAGACTTATCGGAAGATGAGTTAGAGATGCTGCGTTTGTATCGCGCACTTCCTAAATCAGAGCAACAAGCACAACTCAGCGAACTCCGCGCCCGCGTTGAGAATTTTAATCGCCTGTTCACCGAGCTATTAGAGGCTCGCAAACGCAACAAGCATCAATAATCATCCCTTCACAAAATTTTAAAGCCTTACATTTCAATGTATTGGCTTTATCTTGCGCCAATACTTGAGTTTTCTCATCAAAAAACCTTGACGAAAAATAATGAGAAAACTAAATTACCTCCATCAAGACACCGCACGGTGTTCTCAGCAAACAGTTCCGCTACCCCGGCGTTAAGGGGAAATGAGGTCAGCATGGATACTATCGATCTTGGCAACAGCGAATCTCTGGTATGTGGCGTGTTCCCCAACCAGGACGGTACGTTCACCGCAATGACGTATACCAAAAGCAAAACGTTTAAAACCGAATCTGGAGCGCGTCGCTGGCTGGAAAGAAACTCAGGTGAGTGATATGGATTTCGACACAATCATGGAAAAGGCTTACGAAGAATACTTCGAAGGCCTTGCCGAAGGCGAAGAAGCTCTCAGCTTCAGTGAGTTTAAACAGGCACTCAGAATAAGAATGTGCTCTCACAATGACGCGGAGCACAAATATGAGAAGCAAAATCAGACCGCAGAAAATTTTGTTCTGGAACCCGGAGAAACGCTTTTCAAAATTCCCGTTACGTGCCCCATTTGCGGTTTTACATCAGAAGAACTTGACGACTCCTGTAATAATCAGGAAACAACCAAGTATGTCGAAGATGATACCGAGTGCGCACGAAGAACGATTATATCCACGAGTCCAAACTCCAGGACCAATAAATCTCACTTTGAGAGGGTGATTAATCCACTCCCCCAAACCAATAAAAAAGATGCCGGAGGACAAAAAACCAATGGAACAACGGGATATCTGTCAAAAAAAGACGTTCCATTAAAGACAAACAACGCAGCGCCAACAACTGTAAGCGCTTTATACCAGTAATCAATTTTCATGTTCTTAAGCGGATTTATTGGTGGTTGCGACATTGCTTAATGAATCCTTAAAACTGTGGTGATTTTAAGGATACCACCTCGCCTGACGTGGTTAAAAGCAGGCACACAACACGAAAGCGCACGGCGAAGTTCGTCTCACTGTACGGTGTCGTTAAATTTAATTCGACCGTGCGCTTCCGGTTGTGGCAACCCGCAAAATGGCGCGGCGGTAAGTATGGCGGGGGTATTCCTTCCCCCTTGAGGACACCGAGTTGTCAGGTTGACCATACGCTTAAGTGACAACCCCACTGCAACGCCCTCTGTTATCAATTTTTTGGTGACGTTTGGCGGTATCAGTTTTACTCCGTGACTGCTCTGCCGCCGTTTTTAAAGTGAATTTTGTGATGCGGTGAATGCGGCTAAGCGCACGCGGAACAGTTAAAACCAAAAACAGTGTTATGGGTGGATTCTCTGTATCCGACGTTAATTGTTAACTGGTTAACGTCACCTGGAGGCACCAGGCACTGCATCACAAAATTCATTGTTGAGGACGCGATAATGAAAACGTTATTACCAAACGTTAATACGTCTGAAGGTTGTTTTGAAATTGGTGTCACTATCAGTAACCCTGTATTTACTGAAGATGCCATTAACAAGAGAAAACAAGAACGGGAGCTATTAAATAAAATATGCATTGTTTCAATGCTGGCTCGTTTACGTCTGATGCCAAAAGGATGTGCACAATGGGTAATGACTCCAACTTATTGATAGTGTTTTATGTTCAGATAATGCCCGATGACTTTGTCATGCAGCTCCACCGATTTTGAGAACGACAGCGACTTCCGTCCCAGCCGTGCCAGGTGCTGCCTCAGATTCAGGTTATGCCGCTCAATTCGCTGCGTATATCGCTTGCTGATTACGTGCAGCTTTCCCTTCAGGCGGGATTCAT